GGCTTAATTTTAGGATTGTTAGTATCAGCGTCATCAAACACAGCCTTAGCATATGTTTTTCTAGGTATATCTATGATACTTTCTTTAAAGGTTTTCATCTTCTTCTTAATCTTCTCTCTGTTGCCATCCATCTTTTTGCTGTGTATGACTTAATTTTATTATTAAGCAATCTTCTAACTGCTTGAGAACATTTGTTCATAACAATTGTAGTAAGTTCTTTATCATCTTTACTATTGTCAATGATAATCATGTTACCCATACCAAATGTATTTTGAAACTTACCAATATTAGATTGTACTTCGTTCCAAGATTTTCTTGTTATATATTCTGGTACACTTCGTTCTCTCTTTGCGTTTCTTTCTAATGCAACATCTAAACTAGTGTTTACAAATATCATATAACTATCATAACCTAATTGGTCTAACAATGCCTTTTGTTGTTTAATCTTATCGTAATCTCTACCTGTACCGTCAATAACTAAACCTAATCTACCTTTAATAGATAAATCTAGTTGAGTAGATGTTACAGCCTTTGCTCTATCTCTAATAATATCTCTAGCTTCTGCCTCATCCTCTGGCATTTTTAATGAAAGACCATGTTTTTTTAATGACCTCTCAAATGCATTATCTGAGTTAATAGGTTTTAAACCAGTACCACCAAATGCTCTGTTTGTAACAAATGATTTACCAGAACCTGGACCACCTGCAAGGAAAAATGCCTTGAAGATGTTAGGGTCATACAACCCCTCTTGTAAGTCTTGAAATCTTATGTCGTCAAATTTTTTCATTGTACTTTCTTTATAATTTCTTTTGTTATTAATTCTGGTGTACTACCCTCTGCTTTAATATTTATTATCTCATCTTTATAGTATTGTAATAAAGGTGCTGTTTCTCTGTGGTACACTTTAATTCTATTCTTTATAATCTCTGGTTTGTCATCTGCTCTACCTCTTGAAGTTAGTCTTTTGATGACCTCTTCCTCAGATACCACAAGATTAATAACATGGTCATATTCGATTCCCTTATTTTCCATTGCTTCTGCTTGTTCAGTATTTCTAGGGAAACCGTCAAACACATAACCTTTCATGGCGTCTGGTTGTTTCATTCTTTCTTTTACTGCGTCTATAACTATAGGTGTAGGTGCAAATTCACCTTTTGCTAATAGTTCTCTTACTTTCTTACCGTCTGGTGTATTCTTTTTTGATAATGCTCTCATCATATCACCTGTGTATATGTGGGCGATACCTAATTCTTTCTTTAATAATTCTGAGTAAGTTGATTTACCAGAACCTGGTCCACCAATCATAATGATTTTAGGTCCATTGATTGCTTCAAAGAAATATTGTTTAAATGATTTCATTAATTCCAACCCTTAGGCATAGTAAAGTTTTGCCTACTAAATTCTAATCTGTCTACCAGTTTAATTGCACCAGCAACTTTATCAACTGCAACATAACCCTCTGGTGCTGTTACTCTATAACCTGTTGATGTTCTAATGAAGTTACCGATACTTTGTATCTGATTCATTTTTTGTAATAAGGTAGTTTTTGCCACACCTAATGTAATGTGTGAAGCGATAGCAAAGTATAGTGCTTGTTTGTTACTATCAATAAATTTTAGACCATCTGCCTTTGCTTTAATAAATTTTGCTTTACCGGCAGGAGTTTTTCTTTTGTCAATCTCTGCCTGTAATACACTCTCAAAGTAATCTCTGAATTGTTTTTGCATAACTGCAACTTTATCCATACTACTATTTGAATTTCTAATAAAGTGATTGAAATATGTTTTAAGTCTGTAACCTATAGATAAGTCATCTGAAATATTTTTACTCATCAAGTTTAAAATAGGAGCTGCCTTTTTAAGAGAGCCTTCGGCCATTCTTATCTGTGCGTCAAATTTAGATAACTCTGATTTAGGAAATAATACAGCGGTATCTTGGTAAGCTGCACTTGCCAAAAATACATTTCTGTTTGATGAACCAGTTACCGTACCAAAACTGGCAGATAAACTATCCATCTTCTTACCATTATATTGTGTATGAAATACAATTCCCATCTTGGCATTAGCAATTCTTTTACCAATTCCACTATTTTGTGGTACTGCATATGTAATTGTATTAGGTGTAAAAGATAACATCTTCTCACCGTCTATAGAGATTACTTTCTTATCATTTGTAAACAACAAGTCGCCTTGTAGAATACCTTTGATGTTTAATCTTTTTAAATTTGCAAGGCAAACTTCTAGTTTCTGTGCAACCACACCACCGTGATTTTTACGAATGTCTGCAACTGTGTAATTAATTTTAGGAGTTTTGTTAAATACTGATTTAGTACCAACAAAGAATTTACCATTTTCTGGATTGATACCACAAATGATAGCAGGTGCACCATCCCATTTAACAGTTATATTTGTTTTACTGCCGGTTGTACCCGCCAGCATATTTCTAACTGATTTTAGGAAGTTTATTGCATTGTCACCACCTACTGCACCTCTATTGATGATATCATCTTCAAGGTGTTCTAAGTGTGTGTTCTTGTCCTGTGTAAGGAACCCTTTAAAATTAAACATTTTTCTCTCTCATTTTTGTCCATTATACTATAAAATTGAGCGTTTGGCAAGCCCTTTCATGCAAATTCATTAACAAATACCAATACTATTTATAAGATTATTCAAGTTTGAGGTAAGGTCCAGCGAAATTAGATTTAGAGGCAGAATATAAGAATATATCTGTCATTACATTGTTTCTTTGTTTGGCTGGTAAATTGGCAATTCTATCCACCAATAGAATACCAAGATATTTTGAATACTTCCATGGGTTAGGTGCTCTATACCATCTGGCTATAAACCCCTTTTGTGATTTATCAAGACCTTTTACCTTCAATCTTTTTGCTGTATCATAAAACTCTGTGAAATAACTACTGTTCGGAGATGTAGCAAGTCTAGCCGACACCTGACTTTCTGGTAATGGTGCAACACCATTGGCTTTCAAAATAAAATTTAAAGGACCTAATGATATCTTACCTTGATTAGCCGTAGCGCCTTTTCCCTCACCTTGCCAACCAGTTAGTGCTGTACCACCAAATGACCTGAATTGTGTTTTGCCTTTACTATGTTCCAAGTAAATATCCATACTATCAAACATATCCGTTTTATTGTTTGCAACAATTTGATAACCTGTATATGTAACGGAAGATTTGTTATCAGACATATTGTTTTCGGTTAGTTTAGCTCTAACACCTTCAATTTTTTTTAATGAAACCCCAACAATATCTTTTGACTTGATATACTTTAACATCAAATTGTTTAAATTTTGTATAGTTGTTGCTTGACTTATCTCTGTTCTAACAGCTGCCTTACCTCTTGTTGTGAACATGTATATATCAGCAGGCGACCATTTGTTTAAATTACCAAATGCCTTTTCTATACGGTTTATATCTTTAAATTTATTTTCAATTAAATCTACCGTAGATGAACCTCTGTGAAATTCATAAGCACCTTTACATGTTTCAAATAGTTTGTTTGCACCTAATATAGATGAGTAGTGCCAATGATATGGTAAGTCTAATAAATCTTCAAACTTAGCAGACACATCACAATATTTAAAAGCGTCAACAAAGTCTTTTTTACTAGGAGTTTTGTTTATATTCATTTGTTTCTTGTAAACATAGTAAACAAGACCTGCATATAAACATTGTGCTGATTCATTTCGTTCAGTTTCTTCAGCACCACCACCTGAACCTTTACCACCACCAAAATCTGAGGATTTAAATAAGTCTGATAGTTTTAATTCAGAACCATTACTGGCTTTGAATAATGGTTTACCTCTATAATTATTTTGTATAGTGGTAATTTTACCGTCTTTAAACAATCCTTCAAGTTCTTTTGAAAGATACTTTAGAGTAACCTCTGTATTTGTTTTGTTTATGGTAAATTTATCATTACTTGCAATCTTACTAACTAGAGCTGTCCATCTAGGTACAGTCGTACCTGCAAACTCTTTTAGTAAATCGTCAAATTTAATTTCTGCCATTTAATACTCCTTACACTATTTAGGAACATTTGGCAACTAGCTGTAGGAACCAGCCATATAATTCCAGAGGAATCTAGGTATTCCTCCATTTACCTGCCAGACTTTATTTTTGTTTTGAAAGTCTGCTAACTCTTGTGCGTCATCTTCAAAGAAGTATTTACCAACTACATTGTTTGTTGGTTGTTCTATTACATGCCATAAAATCTTACGGCCTTCTTTAATCATTTCTACTGTATAACTCAATTTTTTGTGTCCCAATGTATTACCTGGCCTCTTATCGCCTTTGTGAAATCTTACCTTTTGTGTTTTATTCTTTACCATATATTACAATTTAAAATCACTAAACTTACTATAAGCGTCCTCTTTTTCTTCTACTTGACCTGAATCAACAATGTTTTGACTTGCTTGTTGTACATCATACAATCTCATTTTGGCTCTGTCAACACCAATAATGAATGCTCTGTTTACGCTTGGGTCATTGTATCTATTCTTCAACTGTTTTACTTTCATCTGACCTAAAGCCTCTAGTTCTTCATTTGACATCAAGGCAAACATAAAGTCAGCAGTTGCCGGAAGACCAAAAGATTCGGAAGTATCTTCAAGACCAATATCTGTACTCACAAAACCTGTTCTGGTTGTTTGTGTCGCACTAAAGATTGGTACATTTTGTTCTACAGCCAAACCTCTTAGTTCTTCAGCAATTGCTTTAATATAAAAGTAAGACGAAATATTACCACCTTTAAATCTACTTGAAGCACAAATGTTCAAGTAATCAATAAAGATGACATCAGGTCTAAAGGATTTCTTTAGAGCTAATTCATTAATCAACGATTTAAAATGGCCTGCATGAGCAGACGCCGTTGGATATTCTTTGACAATAAGTTGACCTTGTGTTTTTTCTCTCAACTTTTTAATCTTGCCATCATACAATTGTTTAGGCATATCATGTAGGTCTTCCATTGTAACATCTAATAAGTTGGCGTCAATTCTTTCTGCAATTCTTTCCTCTGCCATCTCTAATGTAATATACAATACATTTAGACCTTGTAGTAAATAACTTGAAGCAACATGACACATGAATAATGATTTACCAACACCTGTACCTGCAAGGGCAATATTCAATGTCTTACTAGGAACACCACCTTTGGTGATTCTATTCATATAATCTAAATCAAATTGATATCTTTTTTCTTTTGTGTGGTAGAATTTAAATCTGGCTTCTGCGTCTTCAATATAATCGTGACCAACTGACTTGTCAAATGATACAGCTAATGCCTCTGATAAGATATGTGGTATTGCCTCAGGGGTTTGTTTCTTATCTTTGTTATCAAGTATTTTGATACCACTTAATACTGCATTGTGAACGGCACGGTCTTTACAAAACTTCTCTGTAGTTTCTAATAACCATTGTTCATCTGCCTCACTATCTTCTACTGCAACAACATAATCTTTTAGATGTTGTAGTTCTTCTTCATTAATATCTCTTCTATTATTAAGTTCGATTAAAATGGCGTCTTTAGTCGGAAGATTATTATACTTCTCAATAAATTTAAATACTTCACCAAATAATAATTGTTCAACACGATTACCAAAGTATTCTTCTTTGATAAAAGGTAAAACTTTTCTAGTATAATCCTCTTTATAGAAGAGGCTGCCTAGTATTGTATTTTCAATTCGTGATTGCTGTACCATCTTTTAATTTCTCTTCCAGTAGTTCTAATAATATGTCACCAATATACTCTATAAACTCAGAATTGTCAAGCAAATCCAGGTCATTAGGATTTTTGTCAACTGTATAGTCAAACTTCATTGGCAACTTGCCGTCAGGTTGTTCTTCGGAATCAGGCGCAAACGCAACTCTACCGTAATGGTAAATTACATCTTTGAATTTACCCTCTGTCAACTTGATACAAGAATAATCTGTGCCCTCTTTCTGAGCAAAGGTATATCTTCTAATCTTCGTCTTGTCCGTATGTGAATTTCTTTTTTGTGTACTCATCAATCTTATCTAATACCTCATTTGTAAAATATTTTTCTGGCTCTGTATTGATAGACTTACCAAATACCTTTGTGCCATCTGGCATTTCATATCTGGTAGATACCTTTTTAAATACACCACACTCTTCACCTAGTTCTAACAGACCATAATGTCTATCTAAACCTTGTTTATAGGATAGTCGTACATCAATTTGAGCATTTTCTTTTGTTATTCTTGACTTAAAGTTTTTACAATGAATGATATTACCAACTACTTCGGTACCGTCTTTTTCTTTTCTCTTACCTAGGTAGATGATTGATGAAGCAGCGTACTTCAAACCTGAGCCGCCACCCATTTCTTTTTGTGGGAACATAGAACCAATTACATCATATGTATGATTGGTCATAATCATGGGAACACCTGCTTGACCTAGTTTTAAGGTCAATACTCTGAAAGTAGATTTAACAATTTGACTTCTTGTCATATCTCTTGTTTCTTTACCAGCAGCCGTATCTTCCATCTCTTTTGTAGTAGATAACATACCTAAACTATCTAATACAAACATCATAGGTTTTCTACTTGCCTCTGGTTGTTCTAAGTATTTTTCAATTACTTTAATTGATTGTGCTCTAAATTCTTGTACTGTTGCAACTGGCATTACAACTATTCTGCTACTATCTACACCACGAGTTTCAATCATGTCTTTTGAGATAGCATTTTCTGATTCAAAGTAGATAACACCTGCGTTGGGGTCTTTATCTAAAAAACTTTTTACTATGCCTAATGCAAAGAATGTTTTACCTGTCGCAGCCTCACCAGCAATTGCTGTGATACGATTGTTTGGTAAACCACCATAAATTGAACCTGATAATAAAGCATTGAAAGAGTATGAGCCTGTATCTATAAACGAATCGACATCACCTCCAGCAACACCATCTTTTGCTAATGTGGCATATTCGTTGCCTGTATCTTTGATAATGTCTTTTAAAAAATCACTCATAATTTCTCCTTAGTTTTGTATAATATACCATAGTTTGATGTTAATGTCAAGCTTGTAATCCACTTGTATCAAATTTTAAATTGCCTGATATGGTTATTCTGTAATCATCACTTGTATAAAATGGATAAACCGTATGTAGGTGTTTGTTACTAAACATCAACATTTTACCCTCAAATGATTTATCCACATCTACAGGTGTCGGATTTATAGTACCATCATGTGGAAGATAATTTAAAAACGATAATTTAGATGTATGTTTTGAAGAACCGTGGTGTATCACTTTAAAATAATCTTCTTCTTTTTTTAAATCATAAGGAATATTTACAAAAATAATAAATGAAGCAAATCCAGAATGATTGTGTATTGGATTAAATTCGTATTTTTTTTGAAAGTTTACCCATAAACTATCTACTACAATAGGCACATCATGTGTTAACACCGAAACTTTACATAAAGTGTCCCTAAAAAATGGTCCTTGTAATGCTTGTTGT